AACCAGAACACATTCACGACCACTTTGATCCTGAGGATACATTTGAGTGGTCAGGAGAGGAGCACCATGGCCACGAAGACCACCAGCACTGACAACCCGATTGACATCAATAAGGTTGTTGAGAGCCTGTCAAATACAATTGCCCAGCAGGCAGTACGCATTGCCATGCTTGAGGCCACCTTGGCGGCTAAGCCCGCAAAAGACACGAATGACTGAGGGTTGGGTGTAATGCCTCGTAACGACCTAATCCAAGTACGTAGCGACACTGCCGCCAACTGGGCCTCGGTTAATCCTACCCTTGCCGTGGGCGAGCACGGATTTGAAACCGATACCGGCAAGTTTAAAATCGGAAATGGTTCAACGGCGTGGTCAGCATTGCTTTACGCTACTGACGCATCTGAAATTACGGGTACCACCCTTCCCGCCAACGTCGTCTCATCGTCGCTAACTAGCGTCGGAACTCTTACGTCTTTAAATGTGGCTGGCACAGCGACAGTCCGGGCGGCGTCCTCGCAAGACGGTGTGGCCTTGGCCGGGCGTACGGGGGGCACTGCTTCTTATGAAGTCACACTACGCCCCACCACATTGACCGCTGACCAGACTCTCACATTACCAAACAACACTGGCGAACTTGTCTCGTTCACTAGCGCACGAGGCTCTAGTTTTGGTTGGACCAATTACACCACAACCATAACGCAACTAGGAACAGTTACATACGCAACATATGTCAGTAGGTACCAGCAGATCGGTAAATTAATAAATTGGGAATACGCTTTTTATATTACCGGCACTGGCACCATTAATAACGCTATCCGTATTAATATCCCGCAAACGGCACAAGGTAGTGCCATATACTCTAATTTTGGCACTATGCACGTTTACGATGCCAGCACTAATACGCATTATTGTGGGCACGCCTTTGCGTACTCAACCACACAAGCCGCGATGATGTTAGACGGCGGGAACACCTACTTTCAGTCAATTGCGCTCGCTAACGGCGATGTCATCAGTGGCCATATCCTGTATGAGGCGGCATAATGGAAGTGTTCCTACGTGGTGTCTACGACGCAGAAGAAATACCTGAGGTATGGTTGTGGGAACGTATGCGCGTTCAGCGCGACAAACTCCTAGTTGCTTGTGACTGGACACAGGTTGCGGATGCCCCGGTGGATAAGCAGGCATGGGCTACCTATCGGGAATCTTTACGTAACTTTCCTGAAACGTGGGTGCCCTCCGAAGTTGTTATCTTCCCAGATACCCCATCGTCCACGTAACCACTAGTCAGCGCATCTAGGAGAGCCCTATGTTTAATCCCGGTGGTAAGGTCTACAGAGCACTGGTTACCTCAGCCAACAGCACCACAGGAGAGATTTACGTCTCTATACCTCAAGTTATGGGCCAAGACAGTTCTGTACCGTTGTCGTACGTAGGACGGTCAGCGGCTAATGGTATTTGGGCTGTGCCCGACCCGGGGGAGGTCATTGTCGTAGCAAGCGACGACGACCAGTTTTCTAACGTATTCTGGATTAAAACAACTTCGGGAACTAACGGCGGCTCAGCCTAAAACTGCTAACGCTTTTGGTCTGCTAACCTATAGGCAACCAAGTCTTTAGGAGGATATATGGGCCGTAAGTACACCGGATTTGATGGGAACGCCAGCGGTAAGCGTGCTGGTTTGGAAAAGTTCGTTGAATTGACAATCGCGCATTTCAACAAGGGCGTATGGAACAACGGCACATGGTCGGTTCGCAACATGAAGAACCCCAACCTTGCCACCCCCCGCCCCTCGGTGCATGGAACCGGCCGCGCCGCCGACCTGTCGTGGCGCAAGACCGGCAACAAGGGTTTCGGTGACTATGCGACCGCCTGCCAAGTTGTTGACTTTTGGGTGGCCAACGCTGAACTGTTCCTCGTTGAAGAAATCCACGACTATTGGCCTGCCCCGCACGGACGCGGCTGGCGTTGTGACCGTTCCGTGTGGACGGTGTATAAGAAGCCGTCCATTGGCTCAGCCCCCGGTGGCGATTGGTTCCACGTTGAGATTGCCCCCGACCACGCTGACAACCCGGCCTTCTACGAGCAGGCTTTCGCCAGTCTTGGCGGCGCACCGGCCCCTGCTCCCGCACCGGCTCCTGCGTCGGGACCCGTATTGAAGTTTGACTATCCCGGAACCCCTGTCAAGCAGGGCTCAAAGGGAGATTCGGTCAAGTTGGTTCAGGCAATTGTCGGAGCCAAGCCCGATGGAGACTTTGGCGCCAAGACTTACGAATTGGTTCGCAACTGGCAGAAGTCCAAGGGCCTCACTTACGACGGCGTGGTGGGTCCGGCCACATGGAAGGCAATGTTCGGATGATGCTTGCCCTCACCCTGTCGCTCTGCTTCGTGGCGCTTGGTTACCTACTTAAGAACGGTGTTCGTTGACCCATGGCTACTAAAAAGCGTGGACTTGGTCCGATGAGCGACTTACGTGCTCGTCTAAAGGAATTAGAAGATAGCGATATACGATCCCAAGGGAAAGTAGACAAAACTACTGGTAAACGTCTCCCACCGTCGCGCTTTTATCCACGGGGGGCAAATGCCTATATCCCCAGTGGTGCTGACTTTGAGGTTTATTGGGTCTCACCAACCGACCAGTACTACCAAGGCCCCGGGCTCAGCACCTGCGTCGTAGCCCATGTGTTTGTCCCCACACTTAGCCGTGACGAACTGTCTGAGATTGAGCAGGGCGGTGAATACGAGCAGAGCATGGAAGAGGGGATGGAACGCCTTGGCGAGCAATTCAAGGAAGTCAGTAGCGGGCGCCTAGACCGCTCTAAACTGGGGTCAGACTACAACATTCTTGGGTACACCTATGTGATGTTCCGTAACCGCGCCGGTGTCACCAGCGGGGTCTACAAGTATGGTCCCATGCCCTTGCATGTGTATCGTAGTTACCGCGAGTTCACCTCTAAGGGTCAGGGTGTCCGTCGCATCCTTGAGCCGTTTGGCTACACTAAGTCTTCTTGGCCCGTCTAACAGAAGGATCACAACATGAAGTCATTTTTGGTGATGTCAGCGTGGCTGGCATCAGTTGTTTGGCTTGGCATCGGCATCATTAATTGGGACGCAATGGCCATTCCCGCCGCGATTATTGCGTCCCTGTTGGGGTTTGCAATCTTCAATGGCACGATGAACGCCGTGCAGGCCGTGGGCCCGATCTACTGGATCACTCGTGATTTAGTGCCCGCAAATACCCCGTTGATCGGCCTCGGTTTCATGCGCCAAACCTCGTACCCGTGGCGCATCGGTAAGGGGATTCAGATTCGGTTTCCGCGTCACATCTTCCAGATTGGCTTCTGTATCCGACCGGCTGAGTTCTCAGACAATGACGGCCTCCTTCACGCCCTCAAAGGCCGGTTCCTTGAGCATAAGGCGGAGGACATTCGTTCATGGGACTGAAGCGCAAGAAGGAAAAAGAGAAAGACCTACCCAAGATTGCACGCATTGAGAAGATGAGTAATGCGGAACTTGCATCATGGGGGGAGCAATCGCTAGTCTACTTGTGCGTTGCGTTTGACAACTGGCGCTACCACGGACACAGCCACAAGGAGGCCACTCGTGCAGTGGAAACACTTAATGCGATCTTAAATGAAGTAAATTCTAGAGACAACTAGAGGTACTTCATCGTGCCGTAGGATGGACGAAGCGTTAGCCCTGCGGGTAACACACGATTTATTATTATAGAAAATGCCCCCCCACAAGGGGGCATTTTCATTTATACTTACTCTTATGACAGACCTATCAGATGTTGAAGAATCCGGTGCACAAGACGACATTGGTGACTATCCGCAGGAAGAACTGGACGAAACATCAGCAGAGTTTGTTGACCAGTTGGTCATGAAACTAATCGTGTTTACGGAAGAGTTCTGTAATGTAACCCTCTTCCCCTATCAAGTACCGATTGCCTACCGCATCATTGAATCCATTGTGTTGGGTGATGGTGAGGAGTTGACCTTGGTCGCCACCCGCCAGTCGGGTAAGTCCGAGGTGCTTTCCAACGTGATGGCTTCCATGATGGTCATCCTCCCGCGCCTGTCCAAGGTGTATCCCACATGGCTGGGTAAGTTTGAGAAGGGGTTCTGGTGCGGTGTGTTTGCCCCCGTGGAGGATCAGGCCGACACCGTGTTTGGTCGTATTGTCAGCAAGTTGACCAGCGAGCACGCCATGGACTTCCTGCTGGACCCGGAGATTGACGACAAGGCGTCTTCGGGAGGTGCGCGAGGTAAGGGGCGCATTATTAGCCTTAAAAAGTCTGGATCGCTTTGTCGCATGCAAACTTGTAACCCTAAGGCTAAGATTGAATCAAAGACCTACCACTTTGTAATGATTGACGAGGCTCAAGAAGCCGATGAGTTCATGATTTCAAAGTCCATTAAGCCCATGCTGGCCTTTAATAACGGGTCTATCGTCCTCACGGGAACTGCTACTCGTAATAAGTCATACTTCTACAAAATGATTCAATTCAATAGACGGCGTGACACTAACGCCCGCCGTGGGCACAGACAAGCCCATTTTGAGTATGACTGGCGTACAGCGGCCAAATACAATGATAACTACGCCAAGTTCATTGCAAAAGAAAAGACCCGCATCGGGGAGGACTCCGACGAGTTCCAGATGTCTTATTGCAATAAATGGATTCTGGAAAAGGGCATGTTTGTCACCGAGGACCGCATGGAGCGCCTCTACGACCCCTCTATGACCCTCATCAAAAAGTGGTGGCGTAGCCCGATTGTTATGGGCATAGACGTAGCCCGAACGAATGACTCCACCGTTGCCACGGCGGTGTGGGTGGACTGGGATCACCCGGACGGTTTCGGGTTCTTTGAGCACCGTGTCTTGGACTGGCTGGAAATCAACAATGTGGAGTGGGAACAGCAGTACTTTGAGATCATTGACTTCATCCGAAACTTTGATGTGTACCGGATCGGGGTTGACTCTCAAGGCGTCGGCGGGGCCGTCACGGAGCGCCTCCAGTTGCTTCTACCTGAGATTGAGGTCGTGGCCGTGTCGTCGGACGCCAAGGCCCAGAACGAGCGCTGGGTGCACCTCATGGAACTCATCCAGCGTGAGCAACTGATTATCCCCGGGCACTCCAAGGCCCGGAGAACCCGGTCGTGGAAGAAGTTCAACCAGCAGATGTGTGACTTGGAGAAGGTGTACCGAGGCCCGTACCTGCTGGCGGCGGCTCCGGACGAGAAGGGCGCGTTTGACGACTTCCCAGATTCACTGGCAATTGCCTGTTCCATGACCGTTTTAGACGTAATGCCGATGGTTGAATCTTTCAACTCCCCCTTCTACACATGAAAATATGGTACGATAGGAACCACAAGGACCCTTATTAGGAGGAAACCCTACATGACAGTTGCACCCGTTCCCATGTTCCCCGAGAAGGGCACTCCCGTGTTTGAGCGCTCCTTCGCCCCGAGCATCCCCGGTAACCGTGGACCGCTCCGTTTTGAGGAAGGTGTCGCCACCGACACGGACGTTCCTTACGACTTCGGCGTTGGCGCTTACGAGGACACCGCTCCCTCGCCCATGCGGATGAATCACAATAACCCTGAGATGTTCTACAAGTACGCTGAGGAGACCATGCGTGAGCGTGCTCACGTTGGTTCGGCCTCT